AAATCTTCAAATATAAAGCCATAACAGAACCAATAACACCAACAACTAGCCCAACTACGAAACCTATAAACTCACCAGAATCAAACATAAAGTTAGTTAAAAATTAAGTTAGTTAGTTATCAAGTCTTTTTAATTAATTACAACACTACCTAAATAAATGTATATAGTAATCGTGCTGTTTAGAACAGTGGAGTAAATGCTTTCTCAACGAATTAGAAGAAAACCACACCTGCTTGAAATGACAATACCAAGCGTATGTTTTATTACCGCGAACCCTAAAAGGGACGAGATAAGAAACTTTAGATTTATAAACATCTGCCATATAGATGTACCGTTATTATTGGACTAATAACCCTACTATAACAGTCAACATACCAAGCATATAACTTATCCCCAGTAGTATACAAAACTCCTGAGAACGATACCAACGACCACCAACTGGCTCTTTTGGGCTATATCTCATTAATAAGACCGTAAAATGTAAAAAAGAATAGCAAGCGAACCAAAAAAGAGGACTTTGCATGAATTCAGGCCATTGTTCCATATATCAGGCTTTGACGTGTTCGACATGGGCTTTTCCGCAGTTAGGGTGGAAACAGGTAAAGATATTGTGCTCTAACTCTGTAGGGCGATATGCAGGAATTTCAGCACTGGTGTCATACATGCGGACCCACTTATTACGGATAGAAAGGAATTTAGGAATCTGAAGCATTTTTCCTCGCTGTTTTTGTTTATCGAGATTGTCTTGCGTTTCGAGTGAGTTTTTATCCATTTCGTACATAACTATAGAGCCCCATGGATGTCTTACAGGCGGAAGCGAGGCTGAGATATCGGGACTACCGCACCACTTGACCATGTGGAATGTACGGTCAACCTGACGGCGGAAGGAAACATCGATATCGTTATAGACTTGGGTGTTAGAGAATAAACGGTTACCACGCTTCCTGAGATGGGAAAAGACCTGTCTGAGGGGTTTAGGACAATCTTTCCATGAAACCGCGGGTAAGTCCTTACCAATTTCGTCCCAAATAATATCTGCATTGCGTATGTCATAGAGTTGTTTTGGTGAAGACCAATAATGAAGATGTTTATTTAACTCTGCGTTCTCGACTGCTGGAGAAAATTTCTGATTTGAATATACAGCGCGCTTAGGAAGATTAGGATATCGTTTTTCTTGAAAACGATAGGACTCGAACAAATAATCTATAAGGTATGCAGTGAACATTGACTTACCATTACCTTTATTACCGTAAAAAAGATAACTTTTGAGACCACGAAAACCGAAATCAGTTGGAGAGAACATACTAATTACCCTTATTAGCACCTATAGAAGAATCACCGCCACCAACAGCAGAAACAAGCCAGAACAATACACGAATGAGGAACAAAAGACCAAGAATTGAAGCAACAACCAACATAGAATCCATTACCTCAGCAATAGGCAAAACATCTTGCCAAAGGAAAAAATAAGTACCAAGAGTAAAAAAGGCAGAATTGACAGCAAGAAAATAAGTATCAAAACGTTCAACAAACATTCCAGCGAAACCGAGAAAAACAGTTAAGACAGCACCAAAAACAGCAAACCAGAGGAGTATCTTCATATGCGATTAACTAAAAAAGTAAGAATACCAAGAGCCATGACAAAAAGAACAAGCATAGGCCAGTATGCAAGAACCGCAGAAAAATCAGAGTTTAGAGAAGTAGAAGCAAAAAAAGCATCAAAACCATTAGTCATATACGCAGACGATGTAGTGGAAAATCTATCCATATCAACGTTGGTCGAAAGAATCAAGAGCAGTAATCACAGAATTAATAGCAGAAAAAGGAGGAACAGAAAGCAAAGTATTAGGTACATTAGCAAAGGCTTCAGCACCTACATTAGTAATAGAATCAAACCAAGAATAAAAGCGACACAAAGCATACGGAATAGCAGATAGTGTAGCACCTATAATATCACCACTCTGAGGAGAAAACTGTTGAGCACAAAACTCAGCACCAGTAGTAGTAGAAATTGCAAACGACAAACCAGAATTAAGAGTGGACGTTGAGAATATGGAATAAGGAACGGTAGTAGAACTGAACGTCAAACCAGAAAAAGGATTAGGATTTGAAAGAACAGAAAATAAAGTGGAAGCACAATTAGAAGTGAGGACACCGTCATCGACAAAGCAAACAGAATATGAATATTGAGCACCCGAAGCAAGGGCAAAAGAAGCATTAACAGTACCAAAATCAGCAGGAAGCGTTGAAGTTGCTGAAATAGCAACACCCGTTGAAAGGTTGCGAATTAATAAACGGTACGCAGAGGGGTTGTCATCACCTTTGGTATAAGAAAAAGAAGTAGCGACAGTCGTAGAAGCAGTTACCATACCAGAAACAGGAGTAAGATTATAAAGAGTAGAAACAGTAGACCAACCAGAAAAATTAGTACCACTCAAAACAAAATAACAATCTAAAACAGTAGCGAGAGGTGTACCAGAATTATCTAAACAAGCACCCTTAGAATAAACATTAGAGGAAGAACCAGCAACACGAACCTTACCGACATCAGAAGCCTCTAAAGGGGCAACAGTAAAGTAATAGTAGTAAGCAGGGTCTAAAAAGAAAGGTGAAGAAGTAGATATTGAGTAGGTGGCCATAGGAATACCAGCACCACCAACCTCTGCCACAATAGTACCACCGTTCCAATAAACAGAACAACCAACACCGTAACCACCAGAACAACGATTTAAAGTCAAACCATAACTATTCTCAGACGCAGTATTATTGACTTGAAAACGAACAGAAAGACCAGTCACCAAACCCGAAAGACCGGAACCAAGTTGTTGAATATACCCTGTAGAAGAAGAATTTTGCTCAGAAGAAACAATTAATTGTTCAGCAACAACAGCGAAAGACGTTTGGGGTATTAAAAAGAAACCAAAAGCGAGAATTGCCAGTAATGTTTTCATCGACATAGCTTTTTCCCGCTAGCCATGCTGGCTTCGCGGGAAAAACCTATAACGGCGAATCTATCGACCCCCTAGAGCACGCCGAGCCCACTGGTAACCGAGGTAAAATACCAAGATACCAATGGCGTACGGGAGAATCGTGCCTAAGAGATTGAAGAATGCGGTGAACAGCGCCGAGATTATTGTTCCCACGAACGCGGTTGTAGTGGCGATGTAAGTCGTCATATCCACAAGCGTAATCATGTCTTACTCTTTTTTTCAGGTGATTGAATCATAGGTTCCACCACGCTTATTTGATAAAACTTTGCTCATGATAGCAACGAACAATCCAAAAATCGTTCCTACTATCACTGGAGCAATCATAGCAGAGGAAATAGCAATAAAAAGTTCTTCAGACATACTATTTGGGGATAAAATACCAAACCACCCAGAATGCAAAAGCAGTAGTCCAAACCATGGCGGAAATCATAAGAAGACCTAAAACTAGTTCGTTTATCGCGCTAAAGATTTCCACAGCCATATTGAACATATTACGCTAATAACAAAGAGAAGAAAAGCAAAAAACATAGCAAAAAGTGTAGTATTCAAATACGAAGAATTTTGAATGGCTTGTTGAACCCCTAAAACATTAGTAGCGGTAGGTGAAAGTGCATTAAACTCTACAAACTCAGAAGCAACAGGAGAAGCGTCCAACACTACGAAATAAGTAAAAAGCGCGTCACCATCACAATAAGGATTATCTAGAGCGCAAATCTGTACCTTGTAATCAACATAAAGGGTGGGTGACTCAGGATATGTCCAAGAAACACCAGAAAGATTCCCAGAAAAAGTAGAGGTAGCCAAAGACATATTATAGTCAGCAGAATAAAAATTATCGCAGGACAATCCACCATTATCATAACAAGGCCCCGCAATATACGGATAACCACCTAAATTCACATCGTCCAACTCAAAAACAACCGAATAAACATCACCATCATAAACAACATTAGTAGGAGTCTCCTCGGGTTCAGGTAATGAAAACTCTGGAAAAAAAAGATATGGAGAAACAAAATCTGCACGCACTACACTAGGGGAGCCGAACACTCCTATACACAACGCTACGGCAACGAGGATAGGTACTATGCGTGTGTTCGGCTTCCCAAGCATATTACTTGGGTTTTACTACTCCAGAAATCTGGACACTAGCAAAATTTTTATCACCTTGAGGGAACAAATCCAAAAGAAGAGTTACTTCACCTTTCTCTTCATACTCCTTAAGAGAGACTTTAGAAAAGGCTTTCATAACACGGCCAGAATCACCTGATGTCTTAAACATCACAATGGTGTAATCTTTTTGTGTCTTCTTTGACGTTCCTGAAACTGATTCGAGAATTCGTGCTTTAACTTCCATAATTATGAACTACTATATAATTTATAAATGCACCGACCTAGCCACTTTGTACCATACTCTTTTTCACGAGCAAGTTTCTTATCCACAGTTAACTTCTCTCTAAATAAATCAAAGACCGCCTCATTTTGGATTGACACCGAGCGCAAGCAATTACGCGAAGATACATACGCTTTTGCTCGAAGAATCCTGTAATCCTGCACTGCTTTCGACATGTACTTGGCAAGGTAAGAAGCGAGTTTAGGCGAACCGTCGGTTTGAACAACATCAACAAATCCCATTGCCCAAGTCCTCTGAAGTATACGGGTATTTCGTTCATATTTTGTTAAATCCTGTGGCAAGCCCCAGAATAAAGCGTGGAAATGAACTGCCCCCCTCTTCTGGAACTCAGGAACTGCAATATAACGGAAGCCACTTCCATACGTGGCTCTGAGAATTTGAATGAATTTTGTGAAGATAGTCCATGAAGTTTTGAGCGGATAGACTTCAAACATCGTGAGAGTAATGAGCGAAGCAGGGCTCTCTCTATGCGTGTTAGCCCAGATAAGCCGTTTGAAATTGTTCCGAAGTCGGAAAACATTATCCGTACGGCGTACGAGGCATGGAAAAGAGCGATTACGTCTTTTTTTTCTTCTTCTTTGGCAGGAGTTTCTTCAACGGTTTCTACAACTTCAACAGTTTCAGGAGTTTTTTCAATTACTTCTTCAACTGTTTGAATTACTTCAGGCTGTTCGTTATTTTGCCAACTATCTTCACTTACACTTGGTCCTTCTGAAACTTTTACGGTAATCGCAGGAGTTTCAATATTCTGTTCTTCAGAACTATTGTTATCTTCTTCGTCTTTCATTTCGTTTAAATTTAATTGATTTATTTAGCAAATGTATAAAAAAAATCTATTGTATATCAAATTACCATACTATTTTTCTATTGTTATTGTAATAATGAATAAAAGTGTATAAGTTTGTGGTGTAGAATTGAAAGAATGCAAATGTAAATGTGGTATAATCAACCCACGCTCCGCAAGAGTAGGTTTAGCAGACTCCGCAAAAGTTGACAAAGGTTCGAATCCTTATTTTAATTCTACAACTGAGGAAATAGCTTAATTGGTAAAGCGTAACGAACCTTTTGCAGATATGCATTAAATTGTAGTAGTTATTATGATGGTTCGAGTCCGTTTTTCTTCACAAAATCCAAAGGCGAGAAGCGAGTAGTGATTATTTAGAATGTACGCTTACATTTCAGCGGAAATGAAAAACCCTATCGTAATTGATAGGGTTTATTTAACCTAACAAATTTTAATTATGAAAAAATACTCAGAAAATTTCGAAAGAGATTACAAGTTTTATTTTGAAAATATAGAACATTTTAATTTTTGCGGAACATCAATTCCTAAATTCAAAGCTATTGCTGATGAAAACGGAAAATCTGCAAAAGAAGTTTTTTATTCGATTGATAGCGAAGGTAAAAATTTACCAACTTGCGAACCTGAATTATTAGATAAATTACTTATGTGTAAGGCATCTGTAAATTTCCATATTAAACAATGGGCGGAAGGTAGGGCAGAAGGAACTTTGCCTTTTTGTGAATTTGCAGGAGATGGAGAAACTTTAGAATGGGAAGTAAAAGATGGTAATCCAATTCCTATTTATAAAAAATCAATGGCTATTGTTTATGGATTTCCTGATTGGGTAATTACAGCAGTAGAAAATCAAAAATCAAAAATACACAAAGAAAAAAACCTACTGCAATAGTAGGTTTTGTTTTTTAGTCTTCAATCATATTAAACACCTCAAGTCCTTCATCTTCTTGCTCGAAATCTTTAGGGTCTTGGTCTCTTTGACGTTGAGTAATAAGCTCTGACTGCAACGTCGCTTGTTTTTTGACTCTCTCGTCCTTTCGGTCTTCAAGTTCATTGAATTTATTCATAGCAACATTTCCGTTCAATTGAGCGATTGCCATTTCTCCTTCTAACTTAACCTGCAACGTGGTTCTTTCCTCGGCGCCTTTAACCTTCTCTTTTTCAATAAGACCTTGGTTTGTAATCTCTTGAACTTGAGACTTAATTTGACCTATTAATTGTTCGGTCTGCTGTCTTGCTTGTTCTGCTCTTTCTGCTGATTGTGCATTTGCCTCAGCTAATTGAGTAGCGTCTTCTTGTTTCATTTTTTGCTGTTTCTTAGCAAATTTATCCATTAGAATTGACATATAACCAACCGCTTGTTTTTCATTTTTAACATTTAAAACTTTATACTTATCTGCTAATGGTAAATATCCTTTTTCAATCGCCATTGACATATCAGCTTCCAATCTAGCTCTTTGTTCTTCGTCTAAGTGTAAATCTAAATGAATACCAAAATCACGCAAATGTAAATCTTCCATTGCGCTTAAATCAGCTACAGAAGTCGCTCCAATTTTACGCATTAAATCTTTTTTCAATTCAGGAAAATATTTAAGAATATCGGCAATTCTGTAAGTAACAGCCTCAGCAGTTCTTTTTGTTATTTGAATTGATGCATCTAAAATATGACGAGTTGCTGTATTAGAATTTAACGATGCTAATTTCTGTAATCCAACTAATGAATCTTTATCAGGAGTACTTGCGTCACTTGCTTTATTCAATCCAATAACTTCTCTTTGGTCGTTTCGGTAAGAATCTCTTTCTACTCTTAACGCTTGAAGTTTTTGTAAATTTCCAGCAGTATTTAATTCCGTAACTGGCATTTTGGCGTAATTGTATTCTCCACCGCTTGTATAACTTCTACCAATTATCGAACCCGTTTGAAAGAACATATCCAATAAACTTTGTGGTTTTAAAACATTTCCTTCTCCTAATTCAACTTCGGCTAACGCATCTTCATCAATAAAGTAACCATCAGGCATCATTCTTTGAATCATTTGCTGAGCTTTCAATTCGCAAATTTGGATCAAATCGTCAATTGACATCATTCTAGCAACCAACGAATCTAAATAGCCTTTTTCTTTATTAGGAGCAACCATAATATATTGGTCACATACTCTTTGTTTATTAGATTTTGGTCTAGCCATATTTTCAGAAACTTCCCATTTTAGCATAATGTCAGTTCCTAAAACAAAAACTCCTTCAAATAAAACTTCTTCTACTTTCGAAACTTTTTTAAATGGTCTGTAATCTTTTTTCTCGTTTTTAGTGGCTGTAAAATTAAAAACTTCTTTTCCACCACTTGTAGTTTCAACAACTTTTTTCACGTTTTCACGAGTTGTTCTATAAGTGAAATAAAGCAAATTTGTAGTTCCTTTAATTCTTTCGCTTTCTGGAGTTTTGTAATATGAATCCCAAGACTGTCCTGAACTTGCCAATTGTTGTCTTACCCATTGGCTTTCTGTAGCTTCAGGATATTCTACCAAAACGTCACTAATTAAAACTCTTTTATGTTCCGCGTGCCAAAAACAATCTCTATAATACGGATCTTCTGTATAAGATTGAATTTTGTTTTCGATATTCACGTATTCTACTAAAATTCCTCGACTAGGAACAAATCTTTGTTTCACACAACCTAATCCACATTCTACTAAATCGCGAATTACTTGAGTATTTGTAATATCGTCATAGTCATTATCTTTCATTACAGCCTCAATAGCTAATTCTTGAGATAATTCGTAAGATGGTTTGTATTTTAATTCCAGGTGTAATTGTTCTTCTTCTTTAGTTTCAGGAATTTCGTCAATTGGCATATTTGAAACTTCGGCTCCAAGCAATTCTTTAGCTTGTATTGCAATATCTTTTCCTAATCTATCATCTTCTAACTGTTTTCTATAACTTACTCTGTCGTCTTCTGAAAGTTGGTCAATTGCAGTTGCTTTAATTACATATCCGCGATTTGACATTCCATTTACTACAATATCAACCAATTTAGGAATAATGGTAATTGGTTTTTTAGAAAGATTTAACCATTTCAAATCTCCTTCAGTTCCAAGAGAATCAAAATATTTAGTCATAGATTGTAATCCACGAGCATACATACGTCTTTCTAAAAATTGTTCTCTTTGAGTATAGTATTTACAAGTACCTCCGAAATAATTATAGAAAAATTCAGATTGTATAGCTCTAGCAACACCTAATCCCCATAATGGCGATTTTTTTTCTTCAAAAGGCGCAATTGGACTTGGATAGGAAACATCGCCAGTTATTTCAAACTCTTTTTTATCGTTCATATCAAACATAAATTTGAACAAAGATAGAAAAAATTGATAATACTTTTCATAACGATACTATTTTTCTATACCTCTTTGAATTTTAATTAATTAAAAGTAGTTTTGAAGTCTAATTAAACTTAATAAAATGAGAAAAATAAATGTGCTTTCTTTGTTTGATGGAATGAGTTGCGGTCAATTAGCATTGCAAAAAGCAGGAGTTGAAGTAGAAAATTATTTTGCTTGCGAAATTGATAAATACGCAATAAAAGTAGCAAATCACAACTTTAAAAATACAATTCAATTAGGAGATGTTACAAAAGTGTTTGCAAAAGACTTACCAAAAATTGATTTATTGATTGGAGGAAGTCCTTGTCAAGGATTTTCTTTTGCAGGAAAACAATTAAATTTTGAAGACCCAAGAAGTAAATTATTTTTTGAATTTGTCAGAATGTTGAAAGAAATCAGAGAAACTAATCCTGAAGTTTTGTTTTTGCTTGAAAATGTAAAAATGAAAAAAGAATTTCAAGATATTATTACGCAACATTTAGGGGTCGAACCGGTTGAAATAAACAGCAATTTAGTTTCTGCACAAAACCGAAAAAGGATTTATTGGACAAATATTATCCAATTAACACAGCCAAAAGATAAAGGAATATTACTCAAAGATATTGTTCATGAAAACAATAATGAAATTTTAAATATCCAAATACCAAATTTCAATGTAAACCCAAGCGGTAAAGGAATGAATGGAGATGTTTATTCGATTGAAAAAGATAAAAGCAGAACTCTTACAACAAACAAAGGAGAAGGACAAAAAATATCTGTTTGCATTGCTGAGTATATTGTGCCTTTTGAAAGAGCTTTGAAAATTTTAGAAATAGAAGTAGAAAGAGGAAAAATACAAAGAATAAGCCCTTCTTCTTCCGACGGAGTTACTACTTTAAATCCAAAGAAAAAAAATGGAAGTCAAACGTATCAACAAAACCGTATTTATACTATACATGGAAAAATGGTTTGTATTTCTGCTGAATTGTCAGGTAGATTTAATATTCTAATAGAAGAAAATATTTTTGGCTGTATAACGCCAGATAGAATTGAAAAACGTCAAAACGGACAAAGATTTAATGATGGTAAAAAGTTCTATACATTAACCGCCCAAGACAAGCACGGTGTATTAATTGAAGGGTATATTAGAAAACTTACACCTATTGAATGTGAGCGCTTACAAAATGTTCCAGATAATTATACGGAATTAGTAAGCAACTCACAAAGATATAAAATGCTTGGTAATGGATGGACTGTTGACGTAATAGCGCATATTTTTTCTTTTTTGAATTTTACCGAAATTGTCTAAACGTAAGTACTGCTTTTTTCTTTTCTTCTTTAGGTTTGTATAATTCTTGATTTATAGCCATTATTGCCAATCCACTACTAATAGAAGCATCATAATCAGTACGTTTTTTAGGGTCAAATTTTAACCAATCTTGCAATGTTTTATTAAACGGCATACAACCCATTTGTCCTACTTCACGAATTTTAGTTTCGCTTTCAGTAGGAGAATATAATCCAACATATCTGTCAATATAAGTTTCAATTGCGGTCCAATGCGCATTTATCATATTTGGAGAAGAGTTAGGAATACCGCCTAACTTTTTTTCATCTGCTGATAATTTCATTGGGTCTTTGTCAAAACGAGTTGTAGAATAACCTCTAAAGCCATTTCTCCAAAAGTATTCTAGCATAGATTGTTTGTTGTTCTCAGTTAACATCGGAATTGAATAAAATACGCATGCCATTAATGCATCTTCAAAAAACATTTCTGCATTTTTTGGTCGGCAAATGTATTCTAAAAAGAATTCATTACTTGGCGCAAAGTTTAGATTAAATCCTGTCAATCCGTGAATTGCACCTCTTGAACCTAAATTATGTTGAACACCACTTTCGGTACTTACTAATTTTGAATCTACTACAGCATCTTTATCATAAGGGTCACAAGCTAATGTAGCTGAATAATTATTAACTGGACATTTGGTTTTTATTCCAAACACTTGTCTTTCAATAAAACGATTTTGATGCTCTTTATCTGGAATCCAACTTACCAAAAATCTGCCTGTTTCATTAGGCTTCCAGCCAACTTTTCCAAATTTAATTCCGTCAATCCAATAGAAATTACCTCTTACTAATGTTTTTTCGATGTTGTTTTTTTTGTTGTGGGCCATTTGGTCATTTAACTTTTCAACGTCGAATAATTGTGTTTGAAGTTCATCACGGAATGCGTCTTCGATTGTGATAGGATCGAGACGGCGCGTATTATTGTGGGCTTTTGGACCCATACTTTTTGCAGAAGAGAATTTAGCTTCTAAATATTGTAAAGCGCCTTGTGTTTCTTCTTCTCCTTTTGAGTTTAAAAAAGACTTTCCTTTTTCAATTGTTTCGTGACAATATCCATAAACATCAGTAAATCTTTCATAATTTTTATGAGCAGGTAAAAAATAAGAATACAACCCTGTAGCTGTTTCTCCATTAGAATCTCTTTCTAAAATATTAGACCCGTAATACAATGTTTGAAACTCTTTTCCGCCTTTATCAAGAGGATTTAAAGTACTGCCAATCAACGCTTTACCTACTACCCTAGCTCCTTGTATCAAAGTTGGTTTTACATTGGTCCAGTGGTCAACATAGTTATTTGGACGAATCCATTTTCCTGCCTCGTCTCCAAGATACATATACATCGCAATAGAGTCATAAGCCAATGTAGCTGTTGCTCTATAGTCTACCAATACATTCAAATAGTCTTTTGTCGAAGTATCTTTTTTCTGTTTTGCAGATTTGGTGTTATCAGAAGGTTTTCCAAACAACATTTTTTTCTTGTCGTCAATTTTTCCCTGAACAACTGGACGAAAGAAAAATGGTAAATTTTGTATTGTATGGGAATATTTCAAGAAAGCAACCTCGGCATCGTCTTCGGTTTTAGATGTAATACCAAATTTTCTGTTTTTAATAGACG